ACTTATCGTTCAATGCGTCTCCAACTAAACAATACTATGTTGTTGGTTACAAAGGTACTTCACCGTATGATGCTGGTATATTCTACTGCCCATACGTACCACTACAAATGGTAAGAGCAGTTGGTCAGGACAACTTCCAACCAAAAATCGGATTCAAAACTAGATATGGTCTAGTAGCGAACCCTTTTGCTGGTGCAAGTGCTTCTGGTAACATTACTGCTGACGGAGTAGGTGCAATCAACTCAAACAGATATTACAGACGTGTTCAAGTAACGAACATTATGTAATCTCTATTGAGATACATTTTAAAAAGGGCGGCCGTCAAAAGTCGCCCTTTTTTTTAGCGTATAAATAATAGTATGACTACCACAAATTCATATGATAGACAGCCGACTAAACTGGACTATGCAAGTCCTACACAGTTTAAGTTTTCTATTATCAAATTACCTAAAGTTGAATACTTTTGTACGGCTGCAAATGTACCTGGCGTTACATTAGGTGGTACAACACAACCTACTCCAATGAGAGATATTCCTCTTGCTGGTGATACACTTGAATACGACTCATTAACCGTTACCTTTTTAGTAGATGAAAATTTAGAAAACTACCGAGAAATACACGGTTGGTTAACAGGTCTTGGTGCACCAAAAGGTTATGAACAATTTAGAGCTTTACAAGGTGCAGCTTCAGATCGTTACGTTACGACCACAGATGTTGGAATTGATAATGAATTAGGTACAGTAAGAAAGGCCGTACAAGATGATGGCGGTATCTATTCAGACGCAACATTGTTTATTACAACATCTAAAAATAATTCAAATTTAGAAGTGAGATTTAGAAACATTTATCCTTCTTCACTTTCTGGATTAGACTACAATCAACAGGCAAATGATGTTGATTACTTAACTGCCACAGTTACATTTCAATATATGATCTATGAATTTGCAAATGTATCAGGCAGCACGACTACTGAAACTGTATCATAAACCATTGACTAAATAGTCAATAAATGATATAATGGAGATATTATGACACTTGAAGAATTGCAAGAATTGGCTGATAAAGATTTAAAAATCAATGATACAGAATTAGATTTAGAGTCTTTAAAAATTCCACAACTACACAACAAATATCAAAAGTTTTTTAATAAATTTTCTACTTTACTTAAACAAGCAGAAACCGATTACAATAGACTTTATAAAGAAAAGTGGGAATACTATACAGGTAAAGCTGACCCAGCCGTTTATCAACTTAAACCTTTTAATTTAAAATTACTTAAACAAGACGCTGACAAATACATCAATGCTGATGATACCATTATCAAAGCCGAACAAAAAGTTGCCTATCTAAAAACCGTTGTTGATTATTTGGATAGAACATTACGTATTATTACCAATCGTACCTTTCAAATTAAAAATGCAATTGAGTGGCGTAAGTTTATGTCTGGTGCTGTATAGTCCTTTTGTTCAATGTCATCACAAATTACAGTTGCCAAGATTAACGAAGTCTATTTAAAGATTACTGCTGAAGCCGACATACGAGCAGAACTTTCAGATTACTTTTCGTTTGAAGTACCTGGTTATCGTTTTACTCCACAATATCGCAATAGAGTATGGGACGGAAAGATACGTTTATATTCATATGCCACAGGACAAATGTATGTAGGACTGTATCCCTATCTCATAGACTGGTGTAAGAAGAAAAACGTACAAATAGACGAATACAACGAAATCCTTGCAAAAAGAACGCCTATAGCCGCCGATAGCCGTGAATTACAAGAGATGTTTGAACTCTCTATCACGCCGAGAGATTATCAAATTGACGCTTTTAAGTTTGCCGTAGAAAATGATAGAGGATTGATACTTTCACCTACAGCATCAGGTAAATCACTTATTATCTATATGCTTGTAAGACATTACTTACATACGATTAATAATAACATCTTAATTATTGTACCGACAACATCACTTGTAGAACAACTTTATAAAGACTTTAAAGATTACGGATTTAATAGTGAAGAAGAAGTCCATAGAATATATTACGGCCACGATTTAAATACAAATAAAAGGGTGATTATCTCTACGTGGCAATCTCTATATAAATTGCCTAAATCTTTTTTTGCTGACTTTGGTGCCGTTATTGGAGATGAAGCTCATTTGTTTAAGGCCGTATCGTTAACTAAAATAATGACGAAGTTAGTTGATTGTAAATATAGAATAGGACTTACTGGTACGTTAGATGATAGTAAAACCCATAAACTTGTGCTCCAAGGTTTATTTGGACACGTCAATAAAGTAACTTCAACTAAAAAGTTAATTGAGAAAAAACAACTTGCCGATTTAAAAATACTTTGTTTGGTCTTATCTTATCCTGAAAAAGAAGCACGTGATTTAAGAAACGTAAAGTACCACGAAGAATTAGAATACCTGGTTTCCTCTGAGCCACGTAATAAATATATAAGAAATCTTGCATTGGCTCTACAAGGCAATACATTATGCCTTTTTCAACTTGTAGAGAAACACGGAAAAATCCTATACGATATGATAAAAGATAAAGCAGACAAAGACCGAAATGTGTTCTTTGTTTACGGAGGAGTAGATACCGATGTTAGGGAACAAGTTAGAGCGATTACAGAAAAGTCTGACAACGCTATTATTGTGGCGTCTTACGGCACTTTTTCTACTGGTATCAATATTCGTAACTTGCATAACATTATATTTGCTAGTCCTTCAAAAAGTCGTATCCGTAATCTTCAATCTATTGGTCGTGGTCTTCGGTTAAAAGATAATAAACAAATTGCTACTTTATATGATATTGCAGATGATTTAACTTATAAAGAGAAAAAGAATTACACATTAACACACTTTCAGGAAAGAATAAATATTTACAATGAAGAACAATTTAATTATGAAATACATAACGTTAGCTTAAAAGACAATGGACGGAATAAAACTAAATCTTAACACGGCTAAAATTATTAAGTTAGTTACAGGAGAAGAAATCTGCTGTATGCTACCTAAAGAACAATTAGCAGAAAATTCTAAACTATTAAGATTATCTGAACCAATGTTAATTAAATATGTTCCTCAAATTACTCAATATGGTGTATCCGATTATATTGCATTAGTTAAATGGGTAGGGTTTACACAAGATAAAATTATTTCCATTCCTAAAGATAAAATATTAACTATTGCAAATGCCACACAGCCATTTACAGAAAGATATCAAAAATTAGTTAAAGTAGATATTGAACAACAACTACCTGACTATATAGAAAGAGATTTAAATGAAGAGGATTATGCAGATTTTGATAAAAAAATTTCTGCTAAAAAAGAGTATAAAGATAAGATGAATGACACTTTGCAAGACATTATTGATAACTTAAATATGCCTAGTAAACTCAAACACTAGCTAATAAGCTATCTGGCAAAGAACCCACATAGGTATTATATCAAAATTCCTAGAAATGTCAAGCACCTACGATATGAAAAATGAAAATTTTTATAAACTAATAGTTACAAAGAATAATAAAGAAAAGGCACATTACTTTGGGTATATGCCTTACGAAGATATAATGGTTGAGGTTAATGATTTTTATGATACACATAAGGCCGATGCTGTTGAAATGATAATGATGAAAAAAGAAGAATTTGATAAAGAGGTAAGTAAAAAGCCTTGACAAATTAAACAACTTATAGTATAATTAAATTATGATTAAAAACAAAAAAAAGAACGAACATTACGTTGACAATAAGAAGTTCCTAGAGGCGATGACCGAGTTTAAGGAACGTTGTGATAAGGCAAAAAAACGAGGCCGAAAAACACCACCTGTTACAAACTATATTGGTGAATGTTTTTTAAAGATTGCAAATCACTTATCTTATAGACCAAATTTTATAAATTATACTTTTAGAGATGATATGATTTCTGATGGTATAGAAAACTGTTTACAATATCTATCTAACTTTGATCCTAAAAAATCTAAAAATCCTTTTGCATACTTTACACAAATTATTTACTATGCGTTTGTAAGAAGAATACAAAAAGAAAAAAAACAAACTAATATCAAATATAAAATGATTGAGGATGCTAATTTAGATGATATGGTATTAGGACCCGATGATTCTGAAGGTGTTTATAAAAATCAATTTATAGAATTTTTAAGAAAGAATAAACCATCAACGGAAGAACTTCCTAAACCTAAAGATATAAAAGTAAAGCGCGAAACAAAAGAGTTTAAGGTCGAAATTAATACCAAAGACGATGAAG